CCTATAATATTTTTTTTATTTTGCAAACCCTTAATCTTCAATAAACCTTTTCTCAAGCGTACGCACTTCCTCTTCCAGTATGTTGAGCGCTTCGATTTTGCCGCATGTATACCTGTAATCTTCATGGGAAGAAGCTCCACCGCTCGTGATATAACTACTCCAAGCATCCTTCATCTCCTTTATTTTACCAAGTATTGGTGTATATATAGTTTCGTTTCTACTCATTCTGTAACTGTTTTGCTGCGTCTAGAACTAATTTTGCTTCTTCTTTTTGATCTTTAGCTGCATCAGTTGCTAACTTTGCCGCAATTCTTACACCTTCTCTTTTATCTTCGCTTTCTAATCTATCCTCTTGAAGCTCTTTATTTATTTTGGTTTTAGCTGCCTCTAACTCAAGTTTTAATTTATCCATCTCTATCTTGTGTTGAAGTTCTGCTTCTTTTATTGCAAGTTCTCTTTGTTGTATTTGTGTCAAAGGATCTTCTTGTTGCTTCTTAGCTTCAGCTGCTTGTATCTCAGCTTGATTTGCACTCAATAGTTTTTGAGCTGCTTGAGCAGTTATTTTAGATAATTCTTCCTCTGCATCTTCTGGTAAAGGCTTCTCCTCATTAGGCATTGGCACACCTAATCTTTCTTCTATTTCTTTTCTGTACTGAAATGCCACATGTTCTGTAATATGTGCAGCTAATGCTGCCTGTATTGCTCCAGCAAAAGGAGATTGACCTACTATTTCTTTTAACTTTGGATCATTTGCAGCAGCCAAATGCACCGTTAAATGTGCCTCATGATCCTGATATTTAAATGCTTTAACTGGCTCTTGTTTAAGTATTGCCATGTTTTCTGATACTGGATCTGCTGGTTTAATATCTTCTTTTAATTTTACTATTTCTTTTGCATCACTAATTCCAAGCACCTCTAACATTTGTCTGTGCAATTTGCCCATATCATATAACTGTGGAGCCTGTTGTGCTAATTGCAATGCACTTTGATATTGCATAATTCTTTGAGACATGGTTGCCGCATTTGGATCTGATACTGGTATTACATCTACTCTCTCATCAAAGTCTTTTGTTCTTGAGAACTCACCTTCCATCTCATAGACATACTCAGGACCCATGTAATCTTTTACAATACTGGATAAAAGTCTTAGCTCTTTCTTTAGCGCCGCATGTAAACGGGCCTGCACTCCTGACATGACTTTCATTGATCTTTCCATCAATGCAAGTGTTGTGCCTACTGGGGCTTGTGCGTTGATGTCTCCGACTTGTATATCGGCAACGGAGCCAATCCTTCTCCCCTCGTCAACGATATTTTGGAGCAACTGGTAGAGTACGGAACTTGGCTCTTTGTAAGGTATGAAAGTAATAGCGTCACGAATCGCACCACCCGGTACATCAACGTCACGGAACTCACCCGGCATGAGAGGCGAATCATCACCCTTGATACGAAGACCCCTAGCTTTAAGACCAGCCGGTAGATTAGAGAGTGTTCCTGCATCGATAAGTTGTCTGAGGATTGATGTTGCGCTTTTTGCAAGTCCTCCGATGAGGTGTATAAGTCCTGTACCGTAAAAGCCCAACCCGGGGAGGTACCTATAGTGGACAAAGAATTGTCTTTTTCTTTTCTTTTCATCATCTTCATAATAGTTTCTCCTGATGGATAAAATAGTTCTGGATGATTTTTCTATTGTTATCACATGTGGTCTAGCTATTCCGTCTTCTTCTTGAAACGGCTCTGGTAACTCAATGTCCGCATGCATTTCTAAAAGTGTGTGCCTATCATCATCCTCTAAAACGCCACTCTCACCATCTAAATCATCATATTTTTCTTGTATATCTGTATACTCTGGCTCTGGCTCAGGCAGTTCAACATCTCTGTAAAAGCCATTGTCTTGTAGTTTTGCGACTTCATTTTGTGTCTTTTTCATGACATGTGTGTATCTTTCGCATGTCATTAGATCAGTGACACCGTATGACACAACAAAGTCCTCTGCAGGGACAAACATAGCACAAGGTCTTTCTAAGAGAGGATCATAATAAACCTTTTTAAAAGCTGACCCTGCAAGAGGAAGTTTAAAGAGCATTTGCTCTGTCTCATCACGATACTCAGTCATCTCTTCTGTTAAGAGATAATTCATTTCGTTTTCAACTCTTTTTGCCTGTTCTGTTTTTTCTCTAGATATCTTACCTACAGTTTTTGTTCTAACTGGTCCTTGAGCAGGGAATATTTCTCCCATAGCTTGTGCCTGAAATCTAACAATAGATTCCGTAAGAACAGGATGAAATACACCAGAGGAACCTGCCCAAGGTTGTTGTCTCTCTTCTATTTTCATTCCTAGAAGATCGAGTCCTTTTACATAACTCTTTGCCCACTCACTTCTTGATTGTTTATCTGATTCAAAGCTAGACAGTAAATCGTTTGCTAGTTTATCTAGCTCACTATCTTCTATAAACTCTGCTAAATTGCTATCAAACTCAGATGTTTCGTTATCTTCTTCTTTTCCGAAGTCTATTATCATGCCGCCATCTTCTGTTTCAATAGACACCGCTTCGGGATTTACTACCTCAACTTCTACCTTTTGTTCATCAGTAGGCTCTATTGGTCTAGGTCCTATGTCTATTGGTGCAAGAGGTTTTTCTATAGCCATGATATGCTCCTATTTCATTCTCTCTAAAATTCTATCAATCTTTTCTTCAAGTCTGTTTATCGCAACAGTGACATCATCACGCTTTGCGTAATCTTCTCTGGTTTTATTTAATAAAATATCTATTCTTTTAATTTCTCTTGATTGTGTTCCCAAGAACCATCCTCCACCTAGAACGATTATACCCATCAACCCGTCAATTATATGTACCATATCCATCAATAATACTCCACAGGTCTTCTGTATTTAGGTTCATCGTCCCAATCATCCATAGTTGTTCTAATCCAACCACCTTGCCTAAATCTTAACAGCGCCTGTGTTGTTGAGTCTACTAAATCGTCATGATCTCCAGCAGGAAAAGACGCACATTCTTCAATAACTTCTTCTGCCCATCTAGTTGGTGGGTGCCAAACAACCCCACTTGCAAATAAATCTGTCACACTGTTAACTCTTGCTATCTTATCCTGTCCACGGCTCGGTGTAAACTCCGTAACTGGTATTCCCATGGCTCTAAGCTCAAAAATTAAGGGTGATCCTGCTGCTTTCGCCTCAATAATCATTTGATCTGGCTCAAATTCCCAGTATTTATCGTATGCTGCTCGTTTTAAATCAGGAAATTCAAGTTTTTCTTTAAATGCATCAATTAAAATTAGATTTGGTCGTGTTTTTCCTTCGTCATCCGGCCCGTGGAAGACGCCCCATGTAGTGCAGGCGCTATAATCCGCTCTCTGTGTCTTTAAAAACGCTGTGTCCCATGACTGTATGATGGAATCGCAAGGCGGGAGGTCATTTTTTGTCCATTCTCTCCACCATTCACGCTTAATCAGCGCTCCTTCTTCCGATGTGGGGTCTTGTTGGTACTGTGCGTTCCACTTTGATACAGGTAATTCTGATTTTAAACTGTCTAATTCTTCTTTTTTCCAAAATTCTGGCCACAAAGCCTCACCTGATGGCATTATTGCAGGTAATTCTATGACTTCCCACTCACCTGAACCCTCTCTTTGTGTGTAATTTTTTAATATTTGCCCTGTTAGATCTCTTTTTGACCACCTTGTCATAACCAAAATAATAGAACCACCCGGCTGGAGTCTCTGTCTTGGTCCTGATGTATACCACTCGTACACTTTGTCATAAACCTCAGGGTTATAGTCACCTATTGTAGCATCTTGTTCTGAATGAGGGTCATCAATAACAAGAACATCAGCACCTTTTCCTGTTACGGCACCGCCTACACCTATAGCAAAGTACTCTCCACCCTTGTTAGTGTTCCATCTACCTGCGGCCTTTGAATCCGATGACAATGTAACGCCTGCGAAAATTTTTTGAAAATCTTCAGACTGTATAAGATTCCTAACCTTTCTTCCAAATCCCACAGATAACTCGGCAGTGTGAGCTGTCTGT